CGTTATCAAGGTTTACGTAGGTTTTCTTACAGAAACTTTTGGCGGAGAGAGTGGGTGTTAAGTTTATTTCTATAAATAATTTGCTTCAATTTGTAACACTTCTGTAACGTCTGTATGACAGAGACAAGATGCCGAATTGGAGATTCTGCAACTGAATTGACACTCGGCAACTTGCAAATGTGCGGTTTCTGTCCCCTGATGGAAGCATGCCAAGTAATTACACTTTACCCATCTCCGATCTTTATCAGGAGACTTACGATAACCAGTGGCAGGAGCAGGTTCAGCAGGCTACGTCCCGCCTGGAACGTTTCTGCGTGATCAAGTCCGGTTTGACGGGCAAGCTCCAGGAGTTCAGTTTTGTCGGTACTACGGAGCTGAATGAGAAGCAGGGCCGGATGCAGGATATTGTGTTGGACGAGCTTGATTATTTCAAGCGCCGGATGCTGCCGGTTAGTTTTTCGAAGCATTTGGGCTATGATGAGGATGACGATATTTTCCTGCACGGCCTGGACGCTCCCGTGACGCAGACGATTAACGCGCTGAAGTACGCGGCCGCCCGCAAGATGGACGATGTTTTGTTCGGCCTGAAGAAGCAGGGAGGGGTATATGTGCCGTCCAAGGGCGGCATTTTCGGGACGGCGTTTGCCGGCAATGACGGCATGGAACAGCTGGAATTGCTGGAGGCTAATGTGGTGGCAGTCGATTATACCGGCGGCACGGCTAAGGATTGCCCGCTGACGATTGAGAAGCTGAACCGTGGTATTACGCTGCTGCAGGAGAACGGGATTCTGGATGATGCTTCCAATGCCTACGGCGACCAGGTGTGCTGCGCGATTACTCCCCGCATGCGCGAGGCCCTGATTAATGACGAGCGTCTGCAGAAGGCGGATTTCGGTTTTTCCTCCCTGCGCAATAGCAACGGCGCCCTGGATCCGATTATGGGGATTCAGTTTATCATTGCTCCCAATTTGCCGCTTGACGAGGACGGGGATATCATTTGCCCGATGTGGATGAAGAATTCCCTGTATTTCGGTTCTTGGAAGCAGAATAAGGTGACGGTGGAGAAGCGCTCCGATAAGGAGGACACGATCCAGATCGGCCTTAAGACGATTATGGGAGCCACCCGCATGCGCGAAGAGGCGTTTGTGCAGATTAAGTGCAAGCAGCTTTCTTAATTAGGATAACAACACATTTTATTTTATTGATTATGGCAACGTATCAAACAGTTATTGCAGAGAAACAGCTTGCCCTTGCGGATCGGACCGGCCTGCCGACGGTGCCGCAGCTGGCGGCCATCCATACCGGCGCCGGGGTCCATGTGGCTACGGCGGAGTTCATCATGCCCGCGTCCCTGGCGGCCGATGACCTGATCGCCATTTGCAATGTTCCCTGTGGAGCCCGCGTGCTGCCGCAGCTTTCCCATGTCGTTTCCGAAGGCGTGGGGACGCTGCAGCTGACCGTGGGAACGAAGGAGGCGGCGGATGCTTTTTCCGCCTCCCTGACCGTGACCGCCGCCGGGACTTATCAGTTGACGAAGGGTTCCCAGGCGGTTTCCACGGGGCCGGTGGATGCTGTGACGATGGTTTACGCGAAGGTGGGCGGAACACCGGCGGTGACCGCCGGCAAGAAGCTTGTTTTTGCTATTGCTTACGGTATTCAGTAGTTTTTTTCCCGTCGGTTTGTCCATAGGGCCGTCTCTGCATGGAGGCGGCCCTTTTTGCTGTTCCGGAGAAGAAACGTTGATTTTCGCCAACTTGCCCCGGTTGAACGCCCTGGGTTATGTTCAGGGGAAATGAAGAGGATTTCCTTTAATGGAGGCGAGCTTTCGCCCGGGATTGCCGCGCGTCCGGATCTGGATGTTTATCATCGCGGGGCGTCCGTGCTGGAGAATGTGGATGTTTCCCAAACGGGGGGAGTTTCCCGGCGGCACGGGATGAGGAGGGTGGCCGCCGCTTTGGAGGGTTCCCTTCTTCTTCCCTATGTTTATTCCACCAATGACCGTTTTCTTGTGGAGGTGGCTCCTTCTCTGCTGCGCGTGTTGTCCGTTGAGGGGGATGTGGTTGCCTCCCTGCCTTCCGTGTGGACGGCGGCTGACGTTGCCGCCCTGCGCCACAAGCAGGTGAACAGCATGTTGTTTCTGGCCTGCCCTACGCATGAGCTGATGGTGCTGAGACGGGATGACGAGGGCATGTTTTCCCTGGCGCCCTATGAGTTTAAGGCCCGCCCCTGGCGGTATGAGGAGTTCCGGGATTTTCCGGTGCGCCTGACGCTGGATGAGGGGTGTTACAGGGTGTCTTTCGGGGAGCATGCGTCCGATGCGGACGCGGCGGTGAATGAGGGGGATGTGATGCGCGTCCAGGTGACGGTGCCCCAGCAGACCGGGTTCAGCACGGGGGCCGTGATTCGCCAGGGCTGGGTGATTGCCAACGCGTTTACGGCAGCCAGCGCTTTCACGGCTGGGAAAAAGCTCTGCCTCAATGAGGGGAGTTATTGGTCCTGGTGGACGTGCGACAGGGATTTTAACGGGGCGGAGGATTTTGTGGACGGCCTGACGTCTCCGGCGGATTATCCGGAGCATTTTCATAAGGGCGTGATTTGCCATTCCAATACGATTACCTGCAAGGGGACATGGAAGTTTTGGTGCAGTAAGGAGTGGTACGGCACGTATGCCGTGGAGCGGCGTTTTCCCGATGAGGATTGGCAGCTGCTGGGGACGTCCACTTCCATGGTTGGCTCGGCTTCCAATTTGCAGATTACCGGGGACGAGAGCGAAGAGGAGTGCTACCTGCGCCTGATGTTGTATGAGTCCCGGCTTTCCAGCGGTTCCGATCCCAGCCAGGGGTTTCCTCCGGACAGCTGCGGGAATAAGCTGGTGGTGGATGCTTATAAGAAGGATGTGGTGCTGCGGCTGCGTTCCGGCTCCCGGCCTGCTTCCATACAGCGGTTTTCGGTTCCCGCCACGCCGGCGTTGCGGCATTTCCTGACCTGTACGGCGTCTTCCATCCGGGCAAGCCGCGTGTGGGTGGATGAGGTGGAGGTTCCGGGGGCGTCCGCCGTGCTGACGCTGGGGCCCGACGGTGTTGACGTGACGCCCAGTGGGCTGCCCGCGGATGCGCTGGAGGACGGGAAGACGGTCCGGTTTGCCTGGACGGAGCCGCGCAAATCCGGGGCCGTGACGCTGGACGCCCGCGGGATGAGGACGGATTTTTGGCCAGCCGGGGCGAGGTTTGACGTGAATGTGACGGGGAACGCCCTGACCGGAATGGGTGAGGGCGCGGTGGTTCGGTTGACGGCCTGGTCCGCCGGGGATGCGCAGTTTACGACGGTTTGGAAGAGCAGTGCGGATGTGTATACCGCGCCGGCCAGCGGGTTTTATACGGTTAAGGTTGTTCATGATAAGGGCAGTACGCTGGAGGCTGCCGAGTGTCAGGCGGAGTTTTCCGGGGTGGCTTCCGGGGTGGTGAAGCCGGAAGTCCGGGAGGAGATGTCCGCGGCGGGGTTGTCCACCAGCGACGTGTTGAAGTTGACGCTGCCTTTGGAGGGCGATGCGTATGATTATTGCGTGTATGCCGGGTTGCCCGCAGTGAATGCCCTGGTGGTTGACGGGGAGCGTTTTTCCGGGGAGTGTCCGTTGTCCAGAGAGGGGCGGACGCTGACGGTGAGGCCCAGGGGGCTGACGACGGATGATGTGGGCGCCGGGAGCATGGTGCGCCTGGAGTGGACGCAGGCGGCGGAGTCCGTCAATAAGAGCGGGAACGGGAATGCGGCCAGCATTTTCATGAGCCGTTTTTTAACGGCGGGTACGGTGGTGACGCTGCAGGGATGGAGGTCTGTCCAGTCGGGGATGGAGATTGTGCTGCCTTCCACGATCAAGGGGATGTCCGGCGGCAGGTATGCGGAGGTGTTCAGCGCGATGGAGGAGGCGTCTTACACGGTGCCGGAGGATGGTTTGTTTTTGATTAGCGTACAGGCATGGACGGAGAGTAATGTGAAGTTGCGTTCCCGTGTGCGGGTGGAGGTGCCGGCCTGCACGGCGTGGATGGAGGCGGAGGCGGCCGAGGTGACGGCTTCCGCGGAGTATTCTCTTTGGGATAATGTTTCCGCGGTTCCGGAGGGGGTTCCTCCGTCCGGGGAGTCGTTGATGTGGAGTTTCGCGGCGTTCCGGGGGGTGTACGGGTTTCCTTCCCTGGTGGATGTGTTTCAGCAGCGCCTGGTGTTGGCCGCTACGCAGGCCCAGCCGCAGACGGTGTGGTTGAGCAAGACGGATGACCTCAACAGTTTCGAGGTGGGGAAGCAGGATGATTCCGCGCTGGCTTTGACGTTGAGCACCACAACGCAGAACAGGATTTGCTGGCTGATGGCGCAGAGTTCCCGGCTGCTGCTGGGGACGGCGGACGCGGAGTGGACGGTGTCCGGGGGCCAGGGGGTGATGACTTACTCCAATGCGCGGGCGGACAGCCACGGGTTTGTGGGGTCTTCCGATGTGCCGGCCCTGATGGCGACCGATAAGGTGCTGTATGTGGAGAGGGGCGGCGGACGGGTGTATCAGTACGGGTATGATTATGAGAGCGACGGGTTTGTGTCCCGCGATTTGACGGTGTTCGCCGATCATGTGCTGGCCGGCGGCGGCGGGGTTACTTCCGGGGATTTTATGAGGAAGCCCCACCCGCGGGCGGTGATGACCCTGGCGGACGGCACGCTGGCGCTGATGACTTATAATAGCATGCACCAGGTGCATGCCTGGCACCGTCACAGGACGGAGGGGCGGATGTCCAACGCCGTGGTGCTGCCCAATGGGACCGGGGAGGATTTGCTGTTTGTGTCCGTGGAGCGTGAGGATGGGCGGTTTGTGGAGGTGTTTGATCCGGACGGCCCGTTTGTGGATGCCGGCGCGTGGGATTTTACGTCCACGGTGGTGACGAATGCGCTGGATGTGGCGGAGTCCCTGGGCAGGGATAGACAGGCCGCGGCCGTGCGCGTGTTTTTTGCTTCCGATACGGCCCCGGCCGGTATTGAGGTGTCCAATGACGGGAGCGCCTGGGACCGGTTGAGCAAGACCAGGACGATGGAACGGGGATGGCATGAGGTGCTTCCGTCCGCCATGTGGAGGCGGGATGTGCGGTTTGGCATCCGGGTTTCCGGGGACCGCCCCCTTGAGTTTTTAGCTGTTGATACGCAATGACGGAGCCTGCGAAGACGAGACCGGATTGGAAGGAGCTGCTGGCCGACAGGTGGTGGCGCCTTAATCATTTGTATTGGATTGAGGATAAGGAGGGCCGGATGGTGCGCTTCCGCCCGAATTGGGCCCAGGAGGAGCTTTTTCACGGGCTTTGGTTCCGCAATACGATTTTGAAGGTGCGCCAGCTGGGGATTTCTACGTTTTGCGCCATTTATATGCTGGATCTTTGCCTGTTTGGGAGGAATCAGCATTGCGGGATTATTGATAAGACGCTGGAGGACGGGGAGGCCAAGCTGCGCAAGATTGCTTTTGCTTATGAGCATTTGGATTTTTTGCCGGAGAATCCGACGATGGAGGACCGGGCGCTGGCTGCTTTGGGGAGGATGGTTAAGGAGGGGTGCGCTGTGGTGGAGAAGAGGGCCACCCGCATGGCCTGGTCCACGAACGGGTCTGTTGATGTAGGGGTTAATTTGCGCGGGTCCACTCTCCAGTTTTTGCATATTTCCGAGTTTTCCTATACGGCGCTGCATGATCCGGCCAGGGCCAGGAAGATCCGCACGGGCGCGTTGAATACCGTTGGCAAGAGCTGCGTGGTGGTGATGGAGTCCACCCACGAGGGAGGGAAGGCCGGGCTGGCTTACCAGTTGATGGAGCAGGCTATGGAGATGGTGGGCAAGCCTCTTTCCAGCCTGGATTTCAGGTTTTTCTTTTTTTCCTGGATCCAGCATCGGGAGTATTGCCTGGAGGGGGTGGAGCCGAGGCTGGATGATTTTTTGCGGGATTATTTTTCCGATTTGAAGAGGCGTTACGGGATTGAGTTGTCCGAGGGGCAGAAGGCGTGGTACGCTACCCAGTACAGGATTAACGGGGCGGAGGTGAAGCAGGAGTTTCCCACCGTGCCGGAGGAGGCTTTGCAGACGTCCGTGGAGGGGGCTATTTACGGGAGGTGGATTTCTGCCCTGCGGGCCGAGGGGAGGATCGCCGCCGAGTTTGAAGTGGATGACGTGGCTCCGATTTATGCTTCCTGGGATTTGGGGTTGAGCGATTTTATGGCGATTTGGCTTTGGCAGGTGGTGGGCGGCAGGTATTACGCGCTGGATTATATTGCCGGGAATAATCAGGCGGTTGATTATTACGTGGGGCAGATCCGGATGAGGGAGAGGGAGTTCGGGCCTGTCGCCCTGCACCTGCTGCCGCACGATGCGGCCAGGAGGGATTTTTCCAAGACGTCTTTTGAGTCCGTGCTGCAGCGGGCCGGGTTCCGCACGGCGATTGTGCCGCGCACGTCCGATGTCTGGACCGGGATTAACGCGCTGCGGAATATGCTGCGTTTTTGCGTGTTTCATGAGCGCTGCAACCGGCGCCCGGAGATTGACGGGCAGAAGTATGTTTCCGGGGTGGGTTCCCTGGAGTATTACCGAAGTTTGCCGCCGGGGTCCAACGGGTGCGTGCGGGAGATGCCGCTTCATGACGCCTGTTCCCATGGCGCGGATGCGGCCCGGACGTTTGCCGAGGCGGTGAGCCGCGGCCTGGTGTCCGGTCATGCCGGGGAGCCGGAGAAGGTGAAGAGGCCTCACAGACGCCCCGACGCTCTGGAGGGGATGCTTTATTGAGATGCGGCAGGGATAGAAACATTGATTCTCGCCAACTTGAAGGAAGTCCGCCCTCATGCGATTGTTGGGGAATGGATAAGCTGACGTTTTTTTCACAGTGCCTTTCCCTGCTGGGGGATCAGGAGTTTGTGATGGATTCCCCGGCGGCCAGGGCTTGCGAGTTGTGGTTTCCTTCCGTGATGCTGGAGGCCGTTTCCTATGGCCCGTGGTCGTTTGCCACGAAGGAGGCCGTGCTGGCGTGCCCGGAGGGGAACGGCCGGTTTCCGCTGCCGGAGGATTGCCTGAAGTTGTTGAAGGTGGAGGCCAGGCGCTGGCGCATGGCCGGCCGCGTGGTGATTTGCGAGGAAGCTCCTTCCCTGCTGCAGGTGCGGTTTTTGTCCAATGAGGCGGCTTTGGCAGAGATGCTGCCGGATCATGAGCCTTTGTTTGTGGAGGCCGTGAAGTGTTTGCTGGCTTCCAAGGTGGCGGCCACGGTGACGGGCAAGCCGCAGAATGTGGGCGTGTTTTTGGAGTTGTACAGGGGGTATGTTGCCGATGCCCTTTATCACGATGTGAGCCAGCGCGGGAGCAATGACCAGCATCCGCTGAAGGATATTTTGGAGCGTTCCATTTTGTAGGGTTATGGGCAGTATCGGTTCTTATGTGACGAACAGGGCCAACGCGAAGAGCGCGCTGGCACAGGGACGGGCGGCGCGGGATGCCGCGTATGTGAATGCGGCCAATACCGAGGCGGAGTCCGCTTCCGCTTTGCGTCTTGCCGCCGAGAATATGGCGACAGCCAGGCGCAATCAGACGGCCGCCACGGCTTCCGTGCGGGCTGGGAGGGGCGCTTCCGGGTTTACTTCCGAGGGGTCCGGCAGCCAGGCGGAGCTCGCCGCGGCCGAAGTGCTGGAGAAGCAGATTTCCGATTTGTCCCTGGGCGCGGCGATCAGCGACCAGAGCAAGCGCCATGAGGCGGCGATGCAGCGCTGGGAGGGGGATTCCGCGCTGGTGAGCGCGCAGAATCAGGCGGCGGCTTATAAGTCCGCCGCTTCCGGGGCCCTGGTGTCCACGGGGCTTCAGCTTGGCGGGGCTTTGATCGGCGGCATTGGCGCCGGAATGGGGGCTTTCGGTTCGACGACGGCCGCCCAGGGGGCTTTTGCCGGTTATAATCTGGGCGGTTTGGCCGGGAGCGTGTTTCCCGGGTCTACGGCGGATCCCCGCCAGGGGATGATGACGCTGGGGTCTTGGGCGGCGAGTCCGGAGAAGAGCGGGTTTTCTTTTTACGATTACCTGGGCGGCCAGAAGTGGAATCCTTACAGGAGCGTGTGGCGATGAATGCGTTTGATGCGACCGTGAGCGCTTATGCGGAGGTGGGCCGGGATTTGTGGACGGATGTGAAGGATTGCGCGTCCCTGGGGCTGGCGTTCATTTCCCCGGAGGAGGTGTGCCTGGCTCTGCCCTCCGAGAGGCTGGGTGAGTTGTGTTTTCCTCCTGTGGGCATGCCGGATCTTCCGGAGAGGTGCTTGTTTGTGTGGTGGGCGGCCGGGGAGCCGCGCGAGCTGGCCCGGCTGGCCCGGCAGTTTTCCCGCAGAGGTTTTACGCATGTGGCCTGGCAGCGGTTTTTGCGCGGGCCGAAGGTGCATGTTTTTTCCATTGATCAACTTACCGGTTTTATATCACGATGAGCGAGTTTTCTTTATACGGCGGGCCGTCCCTGCAGACGGCCAAGGCTGATCCAGGTGTCGCGGCGCGGGCCGCCAATGGCGATCAGGGTCAGGTGCTGGGCGCGTCCGTCCAGAAGGCCGAAGAGGCGGTTCAGGGGAGCGCGGAGGCGTTTGCCAGGATTTCCGATTTCGGGGAGATGCAGCGGCAGGAGGTGGAGCTGCGACGCATCCGGGACGAGTCCGACGCGAAGTTTTCCAGGATGCTGGCTTTCGCGCCGGGCACGAAGGAGAGCGTTTTTGAGAAGGACGGTTCCATCCGGCAGGGGAAGCTGAAAGATTTGGCTTACGAGTTCGGCCAGAAGATTGACGCGCTGGGAGGCAGTTTTTTCCACCCGGAGAGCGCCATGAAGGCGGAGGCTGTCAGGGCTTCCGTGAGGTCAAGCCTGCCGGAACGTTATTGGGGGCTGGCTGCCAAACATCAGCTGGGCGTTGCCAGACAGGCTTTCGATACGAGTTTGAAGCTGGCCGAGGAGAAGCAGGATTGGGGCGGTTACGAGAGGTCTGTTGATGACGCCGTAGCTTCCGGCACGATTTCCCGTGACGAAGGTGAGCTGCGTTTATTGAGAGGGAGGAAGAAGGCTTCCCGCCATCATTTTGAGAACCTGGCCGCGACTAACCCGGATCTTGCCGCCGAGATGATTAACCGCGGGGAGCTGGACGGGTATTTTTCCGCCTCCGAACAGGATGAGATGATGCGTTCTTTGCGGCGTCAGGACGACAACAGGCTTACGGAGGTAGTCGAGCAGACGGCTTCCCGTCCTAAGTCAAAGAACGACAGGCAGGCCGTGACGAATGCTTTGCTGTCCGGTCCCGTCTATCAGGAAGAATTGGGGTTTCATGCGGTTTATGAGAGCGACGGGGATTACAGCGCCTGCGCTCCGCAGATTGATTCTTTCATTTACCGGGTTGCGGATATGGTGAGGGCTGGAGAAGAAGGGCCGGATTTGGCGAGCAAGAAGGAAAATGTGATCCTTCTGTGCAAGCGTTACGGGAAGTCAGCCGAGTTCCAGAAAGACATTTTGAACCGCATGGATAAGTGGGCGGGGAGAAAAAACGAATATCCCGTATTAAAGGTGTCCGAGCGAATGCGGGAAATTGCTGAAATGCCGCTGTATCGGCAAGCGGATTACAATCAGGCTATAGGCACGCTGCACAGTGAAGCGGCGGGAGCCTATGGACTGTATCTGGATTCCGCTCTTGGGGCCGGTATGAAAGCCAAGGGCAAGGAAGAATGGATGCAAGAGTATAAAAAGGAGAAGATCGAGAACCTGCAAAAGAATCTTGCCGCCAAAACCGAAGGCGACGTACGTGATGCGTTTGAGGTGTGGTACGAAGGGTACAAGAGCATGAACAACGGCAAGGAACCTTCTTCAATTATTCAGGAAGAAAAGTTCCAAACAATTTTAAGAGAAGTAACAGGACGTAGGGATTTAATCATTCCCAAACGGGGCGCTCTGATAGACCGGGAGCAGGAAGAAGTGTCTATCATCTGGAAGAGGGGGGACGACGAACGGCTTAATGCTGGACCCAAATTATTGAGTGAAGGGGAGAAGCAGACGCTGCGCCGGAAGGATATGTTGCGCAAGCCGTTTACGTTCCCTGCCATGGTTTCCGTAGATACCGTGAATACGAACGCGCCCGCCGGAATTCTTCTGCCGGAGAGCATGAGGCAGCGGTTTGGCGACGACGTTTCCGGACTGGCCGCCCTGGTTCCTTCTTCCTCTTCTTCCCGCCGCGGGAAGCCCCTTCCCGTGGTGGGCTACACCAGGGGGAGTTCCCCCCAGCTTACCCTGTCCGGCGCCAGCAAGCTGCGGATGACGTTTTCTTCCAAGATGGATACGAATGTGACGATTTCCCCTGCCAGCCCGGAAATGAGGGAGTTTTTCAAGAGAGAATATCCGGGAAGCCAGGATTGGAAGCAGGATGCCGGAGAGTCCAGGGTGCCTGCCGCCAAGCTGGGGGGGCTGGGACAGTACAGCCAGGCTTTTTATGATGCGGGAAGGAAGTATGGCGTGGATCCGAAGCTGTTGATGGCTATTGCCATGCACGAGACCGGCAAGGGAACGAGCGCCGCTTTCCTGCGCAAGAATAACGCCATGGGCATCAGCCCGAATGGAGGCGGCCCGCGCGCTTTTTCCTCCGTGGAAGAGAGTATTAATTACGCCGCCCGCCTGTTGAGGAAGCATTATCTGGACCAGGGGTTGACGACGATTGCCGCCATTGGCGGGAAGTACGCTCCGGCAGGAGCCGGGAATGATCCGCGCGGATTGAATAAGCATTGGGTCAACGGCGTAAGCAAGTATTACAAATCATTTTAACATTGAACATATTATAAATATTTTTCACCATGAACGACAATTTTTCCTTTGACGGGGCCGACGCTGCGGATATGCCTCTGGATCTTTCTTTTTCCTCCCTGCCGCTGCCGGAGGGCGAGGCTGCCGCCGGATTTCACCTGCCGGAGATGACGCCGGCGCAGGAACAGGCGAAGGCGGATTCTCCAAAGCTGGTTGACGAATGGCGGCAGGATGTCCAGATGCTTGACGACGGCGGATTGAATGGGCTGGAAGAACGCGCCGGTCTTGAAGCCGGGGTTTCCCTGGATGCCGAAGCGGCGGAGGAAGAAGGTTCCGAATCCTTCAATCCCCAGTTGGGGGATATGGATTCCGTGCGCCGCAAGGGGTCCATGTTAATGAAGGGTGTGGAGGAACGGAAACGAGAACAGGCGCGCGACCGGCAGAACATGGTCATGAACCTGCTGCGCGCAGGCAGAAACGATCAGGAAGCGTTGAAGCGTATTGCTGAACGTTGGGGCGAAGATGCTGTTTCCCGCCTTGAATCCGCTAATGAGGAAGATCGTTCCTATATGCTGGGTATGTGGTTGGAAGAAGTTCTGGGAGATGGAGATAGAGATGTTGGATTTCAGATTTACAAGAATACTCATGATTTGTGGGGCAAGGGTATTGTCTCCCCGGAACAGGTGTGGAAGGACTTTGCGGAACGCGGCAAGGATATTGTGGAGAGGGAAGACCGCCAGCGCGTGGAGCGTGAACGCAGGATCAGCGATCTTAATGGAGTGGTGAGCCGCTACGTGAGCGGAGAGCAGGATTCTCTTTCCGCCGATGAGCGAATGGCGTTGTTTCATGCCGGGGTGAGTGTGGCGAGCATGGAGAAGGCCAGGCGCGGAGTACGCCTCATGGAAGCGTTTGAGCAGGATTCCAGGCTGTATCATGATGACATTGCCGATGATTTGTTTGGCATCATCGGGAATGATGACGATGCCTTGACGATGCTTTGCAATTTGTTGAGAAACAGATCCAGGAGAACGGCCCATGACCGGCTGGGCATGGGCGGCGCGGAAAAGAGGGCGGATGAGGCGTACCAGGAGGTGATGGAGAATTCCAATCCATTGGTGATGGCCGTGGCTGGTCAGTCAATTCTGAATGCTAAAATGACCGCTGGCGGCCTCATGACCGGCAAGGTGGCGGGAGTGAAAACGAAGCGTTCCCTGGAAAGGGCGTTGCAGAATATGCGTTCCCATGAGGATGCCCGAATGAAAGCGGCGGCTTTACAGGTATCCGTTGCCAAGGCCCGGCAGATGGGACTGTCCGACGCGGAAGCTTTTGAGTTGGCAGGAGTCCAGGAGCAGGAGCGCCGCGAATTGCAGCAAAAGCGCAGCAGGATTTTTTCCGCCCTGACTACCGCTCTTGAGGGAGGGGAAGATGATTACTTTTCCAGCGACGAGGCTTCCTCTTTAAGCAAGGTGGGCTACCACCTGGGCAGCATGACGGGGGACACGGCGCCCTGGTTTCTTCCTTACGCCGGACCGCTCATTGGCCTGAATACGTCCATGCAAAGGCGGCGTGAAGAAGGGTACATGCTGGGGCTGGACGTGGACGAGATTGAGAAGCGCGCTTTCTGGTTCGGGGCGGCGGACGCGGCGGAGGAAATGATCGGGTTTCACGGGTTGTTCAGGGCAACGCCTCTTTACAAGGGAGTCCGAAAGCTGCTCCGAACCAAGAAGGGGGCCGGAGTGAGGGCGCAGGTTTCCGGCAGTCCGGCGGCCCAGTATGCGCTGCAAGGGGTGGCCGGGACGGTGGAAGAAGGCATTTTGGAACCCACGGCCGGCTATTTAATGAGATCGGCCATCAATCCCCTGCTGGATGATGAGCGCGGCAAGCAGACATGGGATCAATACGCCAGTGAGCTTTCCCAGATGACTTCCGGGGAACAGGGGCTTGCCCTGCTGGCGTTCAGTTTTGGATTGTCCGGATTGAATTATTCCCAGTTGAGCCGGGCCGCCAGGGAGTTCAGGCTTTCCCTGAAGAATTATGAAGCGTTGGGAGGCACGGCCCAGGGGTATCTGGAGGCCAGGGAGGAAAAGACCGCCGAAGGTTTTTTGAATAAGGCCCTTGCCAATTTGCATGATTCCTGGATGGAGGATCCGCAGTCTTCCATGGAGCGGGCGAGCGCGGCTGCCGGAGAACGCCTTTCCGGGGAACGCATTGAGTCTTTGCGGGAGCTGGACGCGTGGCGGGCTGCCGAGGATGCCGGCATGGTGCCGCGGGTGGAGCCGGCGGAACAGGAGGGGATGTTCCGTGTGTATGCTCCGGCGCGCAGCACGAAAGCGAAGCGGGAGGATTCCACTGCCACCACCGGCCAGCAGGAGGAAAGCAATCAACCCTCTTACACGCTGATGGACGGCGAGCAGATGACGGCTTATTTACAGGCGTTTGTGAGCGAGCAGATGGAGAGTGACATCCTTTACACGCAGCATTTGCTGGCCGGGGACGTGACGGTGAGCCAGGCCCTGGCCCAGGGGCGTTTTGACGCGGCGGAGGTGATTACGCGCACAGTGACGGATGAACAGACAGGGGCCGAACGGGTGGTGATTGCCCCGGAGACGCTGGGGCAGATGAAGGCCCGCGCGGATATGGCGATGGCCGCTATCCGCGCCCTGGAGGCGGAGGGTGTGAGTTATGAGGATGCCGCCGCCCGCATGGATGCCTCGTTGAGCGAGCATCTTCCGCTGGGAACTCTTGTGAAGACATGGGAGGAAGCCCAGGAACGCATCAGGACGGAACAGGCCCGCACCCCAGAGTTCAAGGTTCCGGCCATGGATGCCCCGTTTTCCAACGCTTATGTGACGAAGGTCCGCCGGGGAGATACGTTCCGCCGGGTGTTGAGGTATGCCCGCGGGAATGCGACGGTGGAGGATTTGATGGAGGAAGCGATGGAACAGGCTGTCATCTCCTGGCAGGCGGAGCAGGGTTTGACCTGGGGCGAGTTCGGCGCGATGCTCCAGGAGGCGCAGAGGGCGATGAATGATTTGTTCCCGGAGGCGCGGGGGGAGGAGATGCAGTTTATTCACCTGGACGCCGGGAAGCCGGTGACGGGTCATGACGCGATTGAGGCGTTTTCCAAGATCGGGCGTTCCCGCTGGCTGGCGGACGCGGTGAATCATCCTTCCCTGCCCTCCTGGCTGCGGAAGCTGCTGAATCACCTGGTGAAGTTCCTGGGGGCTTTCAAGGCGCGCGTGGAGCTGGGCGAGATGGTGCGCCAGGCGGAGGAACAGGGCGTGTTTACCCTGCCGGTGCGCCAGGCGCTGGCGGTGATGCTGGATGCGGGGAATGCCCTGTACCGGGACCAGCAGGGGGATTTGATGGAGTTGTCCATGGAGCGCGCCAGAGCGCAGGCGGAGCTGGACGCGATGTTTGGCGCGGGCGTGGCGACGGAGGCCCGGACGCTGGAGGATGAGCTGGCGGAGAGCAGGAAGGAGGATGAGGAGCGCCGGAAGGAGGCCGAGGATGAGGCGCGGGCGCCGGAGAATTCCCCGGAGGCGCAGGAGGCGCGGCGCGAGCGGGAGCAGGCCCGCGTGGAGGCGCTGGGCGAGCCGGATGGGTCAGGCGTGTTTAACGGGGCGTTTATTGAGGTTCAGGAGGGGGTGCGCCTTGGGTTTATTGATAAAAATAAGCTGACGCTTTGCCCGGATGTGCCCCAGTTTAAGCAGGGCGCGGATGAGCAGACCGGGGTGGTGAATCCGATTGTGGGGGCGTGGCAGCGCAACGCCGCGCCGATTTCCGTGTGGCGGCGGGAGGATGGTTCGTTACAGGTGATTAGCGGACGGCACCGTTTTAACGCCTGCACGGATGAGGATATTAATTGCACGGTGTATGATGAGGCGGCCGGGTTTGATTTGGATTGGGCGCAGACGCATGACGTGGAGAATAATATCCGGGACGGGCAGGCTTCCCTGTTTGAGATTGCCCGGTACGTGAGCCAGAAAGGGTTGACGAAGGAGGAGGCTGTGGAGAGGGGGATTTTCCGCAAGGGGCAGTCCCGGCGCGGGGTGGAGTTGGGCATGTACGGCTGTTCCGATTTGCTGGACGCGCTGGGCAATGAGCTGGTTTCCCCGGATGACGCCTGGCGCGTGGCGATGGCGTTCCGCAATCAGACCGAGGTGCAGCGGGCCGGGCTGCGGGCCCTGATGGAGGGGAAGAGCTGGCAACAGGCTTTTGCCGTGATGCAGGTGGCCGCGAATATGGACCGCATCCGCGGGCTGGCGGAGGCGGCCGGGATGACGTTTGAGACGGATTTGTTCGGCAATTCCCACGCGGAGGAGTATTTCGCAAGGCTGGCGCAGTACGCCGCCGCCCGCGTGAGCGAGCTGACGAGGGAGATTTCTTCTATCAGCGGGGCGAGCAGACGCCCGGAGACGGCCAGGAAGTATGGCGTGGATGTGAGGGATGCCGGCGCGCTGGAGGCGGTGGTGAAGGATTTGAAGGCGCAGAGGGCCCGATGGCAGAACTTCGGCCTGCATGAGGATTTGATTAAGGAGGCCAATGACGCCGTGATGGTGGAGCTGGGGGTGAAGACGCGGGAGGAGGTGGACCGGGAGAACGGGGTTCTGCCGTTGGAGGCGCCGGAACAGGAGGCGGTTTCCGCCGATACGGGGATGTTGCAGCTTTCCCAGGATGTGAGCCGGATGCTGGACGCGGCGCTGGCGAGGGGGGCCGCCCCTGCGGAAGATGAGGCTCCCGCAACGAATTTTTCCCTGGTGTCCATTCCTTCCGGGGAGGTGATCACTACCGCCGCCGAGATGCGGGCAAGGTTGAAGCCGTTGCAGGGCAAGGTGTTCGTTAATAAGAATACGGGGATCCAGGCTGTGATTGAGGCACGCGTGTCTGGAAAGACGGTGGGTAAGGCGCAACAAGCCCAGATGTCTGTCGCCAATCTGAAAGCCGTGGGGTTTTCCGCGGAGGAGGCTCGCAAGATTCATTACACGGCGGCAACCCGCATTCATGAACTGTTTGAGAATGCGGAAGATGGTCGTTTTGAAGAGGAGTACAAGGATGATCCCTCCCGTGCCGGAGCTTACCATTTCTTCAATACAGTGGAGATTGAGGGGATAGGGAGTTTTGACGTAAACGTCACGGCTCTTGCACTTAAAAATGAAGATCAAAAACTCCTTTACACTCTTGAGCTGACAATAGAAAACCCCAAAGGCGTCTCAGTCGCCTATCCCAATCCTGATATTCAGGGGGACGCTTACTCGGCCTCCGGGGTTTCTACTCGCAATCTATCTTCTTACCGCTCTTTTGTCGAGAAGGAAAAGGCGTCCATCAGGAAGAAGGCGGTCGCTGACGGGACGTTCATGAAGGCTCCTAACGGGGCAGATACGAATTTGACGGAAGACCAGTGGCTTTCCGTGCGCACGGCGGCGTTTAAGAATTGGTTTGGGGATTGGGAGCATGACCCGCAGAACGCTTCCAAGGTGGTGGACGAGAACGGGGAGCCGAGGGTGGTGTATCATGGGAGCCATCAATGGTTTACTTCTTTTAACGATGGCAAGCAGAGACAGCAGAGCGGCGCCCCGGCAGGCACGATATTCGCTAATGATAACCGGGAGATAGCGGTAAGTTTTGCGGATTATTACGGGGGCCACGCAGACGAGGTGATTTTGGATCCGAATGATGAACGCCACCCGCGCTATTCCTGGGGGATTTACAGAGAAGGCGGCATTTATGACTTGTTCATGAATATCCGGAATCCGCTGGTGGTGGATTTTGAAGGGAGGCCATGGCTTGATTCTTCAAAGGGTGGCGACATCAACGCTTTGTGCAGTAAGGCAAAGGAGAGTGGGCATGATGGGGTGATTGCTTTGAATATCGTGGATGCAGGTCTCAATGATCAGGAGAATGTCCCTGCTTCTACGGATTATGTGGCCTTTGATTCCGTACAGGTGAAGAGCGCCACGCAGAACCGGGGGACGTATGACCCGAAGAATCCGGATATTACGTTTTCCGTGATAGGCCCGAATGCGGCCACTTGGGGAAAGTATGCCGATAAGGCTTTCGCCGGAAGGGATGACGGCAAGTTGCGGGCGGAGATTGACGCGAGCCAGGCAAGCTTGAAAGCTCCGGAGAATTTTCCGTTTTTAAGCATGTTTGATGAGTGGTCCAGGGGAATGGGGTACAGGAAGAATCCCGTATGGCGCGGGCTTCTTGAGGATGTGCTGAATTTTGATGAGCTGTATGAGGCTTATCCTTCTTTACGGAAGATGTATGTTTTTGCGTACAAGAATAAAAAGGATTCAGCCCGTGGTTATTATGATTCCGAAGAACGCTCCATTACGATCAATCTGGCCCATATCGGGCCGATAGGGGCACAGCTTTCCACCCTTCTTCATGAGATTCAGCACGCCATACAGGATATTGAAGGCTTTGCCAGAGGGAGCAATCTGGAGGAAGGTAGGAGCCTTGATGACTATATGCGTTCCGCTGGTGAGATTGAGAGCCGGAATGTGGAGAAACGCATCCTGTGGGATGGAGAGCGCAGAGAGTCAAAGCCGTTTAATGATACGCTGGAGTTCCCAGGTGAGGCGATTGTTTCTTTTTCCATTGCCTCGGCACAGGAACAGGGTTTGTTCCATGACGGCCATTTTGAAGCGGGCAACGCTGTGATTACGGAACCGGGGGTGACGTTTTCCATTGCCGCCCTGCATGCTTCCCCGCATTCTTTCCGGAAGTTTGATACGGCGTTCATGGGCAAGGGGGAAGGAGCGCAGGCGTATGGCTGGGGGCTGTATTTTGCGGAGAATCCGAAGGTGAACCGGAGTTATCTGAACCAGTTCGCGCAGGACAAGGCGACATGGAAGTTCCGGGAGGTGGAGACTGCCGCTATAGAGGAGATGCAACGGGCCCTGGTAGGCAGTTTTTTGCCGAAGGATGCCCTGCCGGAGGCGAAGGAGGACGCGTCAGATATCGCCTGGTCTGTTCTTGGCGATTTGGTTGATGCCGCCAGAGGAAGCATGACTGTTTTAGACATCGTCATGGAGTTGCATGATGAAATTGATACTAACAGGAAATACGCGGAGACGTACCCCCAGGAGCGGGAGAAGCTGGAACAACTGGAAGGCTTCATGCTTTCTCTGCTTGACCATCTGGACGAGATAGAGGCCAGGCCGGGCATGCCTTCCAATTACAAGGTAGAGTTGAATGTAGAGGATTCCGAGCTGCTGGGCTGGGATTACGTGGACGAGACGGTTCTTGCCTTGTTGAAGGATTCCCCGGTGGAAGAGGTGCGGTATGCTTTGGAACGTGCCGAAAGACGGGCAGATTACCGCGGCGAAAACGTGAGCGGCAAAGATGTTTATCAGGAGTTGTTTGATGCTTTTTGGGATGGAGAAGATGGCACGAAACAGGAGGCACAGAAGGCCGCCAGCGTGTCTTTGCTGTCCAGCGATATTAAAGGCATCAGGTACGCGGACGGTTTTTCCCGCAGGAAAGCGGAGGAAGAGCAGACGTATAATTACGTGATTTTTGACGGGAACGATATTAAGATTACGGCGTTTGCGGACGAGTCCACCGGGGGAGCGTGGGCGGATTATGAGGATCCGACGGCGACGTTTTCCATTATCGGGGAGAAGGCAGCGTCCTTCCAGGAGTACCACAATAACGGACTTTCCTACACAGATCCGGCGGACGGGAAGCGGAAGGCGATTATTGATTCCCGCGGGGTGCGGTTGAGGAAGGAGCACGTCAGCGTGAGCGAGGGGGGGCATGTGAATGTTTCCCTGGCCGCGGCCCTGGATTTCCCGGAGTTGTTCCGGGCTTACCCGGAGCTGCGGAAGCTGCGGGTGGATTTTTACCGGGACAGCAGGAGCGGCATGGGAGGGTTTACCGATCCGCAGGAGCATTATATTGCCGTGAATGTGGCGCGGGGCGGGAAGAACGCGGCTCCCGGCATGGTGCTGGATACGATTCTGCACGAGGTGCAGCATGTAATTCAGGGGTATGAGGGGTTTGCTGTGGGCGCCGGGAACATGAGCCGGGAGCAGGCGCTTGCTTATCTGGGCGAGAGCATGAGCCAGCTGGCGGGCCGGGACGACGCCTGGGCGAAGGAGGCCCTGCCGCGCCTGGAACGGATGAGGCAGGAACTGGAGGCCGGGACGCTGCAGCCGGCGTTTGTGTATGTTTTTTCCCACGGGGAGCAGGAGGCGCGGCTTGCCGGGTCGTTTGAGAAGAATAGCGAGGGCGTGGTGATGAGCGGCCTGAACGGGTTCCGCCTGCTGGACGCTCCGCAGTTTTCGATTCCGCTGACGGGGGATATTACGGAGCTTGGCGGCATTACGTTCGGGGCCGGGAGGTTTGGACGGATGGCCGGCAGGGTTTTGGCTCCGAACGGGGATTGGCTTTACGATGAGATGGTGTTCAGGATGCGGGCCGCCGCGCAGCGGTCCGTGAGTAAGCTGCGCCTGTTTGAGACCGGGGACCGGGAGCGCGGCCTTGAGCTGCTGGCGGAGGCGCAGGAGCTGATTTCCACGGTGGAGCGGTATTTGCCTGATTCTTACGGGTTCGGGCTGGAACCTTACAAAATCTGGCTGAATGTGTTTTCCCTGCTTTACGGGAATAGCGGGAAGATGGCGCCGGGCGATGCGGTGGCCAGCGCGTTGGAAGCGATTCCGATGAAGAGGTGGCCGGAGATTATGGAGGGGAGCATCGGCAGGAGTTTTGTCAACTGGGCGGAGAAGAGGCCGGAGCTGGAGGATGTGGTGGAGGAGGCCCGGAGGGAGATTGCCGAACGGCAGGCCGATTACGAGCTGGATTCCGCTCCGGACGCGGATAACAGTGCCGCCCTGGCGGCCCGCAAGGGGGTGGAACAGGAGGTGTGGCGCCGGTTGTTTGAGGAGCACGGGGCCGAGTTTCTGGAGGAGTACGGGGAGCAGAAGGTGTACCGGCTGATTAGCAAGTTTATGGCCCGCGTGGTGGAGCAGATTGACCGTTTCCGTAAGGACCGGACGCTGGGGCGCATCCGCCGCGTGGCGGCGTCCGTGGCTCCGCGGACGAGTCCGCAGGGGAAGCCGCTGCGCGGGAAGATGGACGCGGAGAGTTACCGGAGGCTGGAAGACCGCCTGCGGCTGATGGAGATGACCCCCGCCCAGTATGACGCCTTTTTCCGAAAGAATTTCCCGGAAGTTCTGGACGAAGAGGCCGCCGGGCAACAGGAAGGCCGCACGCTTTGGGAAGACGTCAAGCCGCAGGATCCGGTGACGGTGGAGACGACGGACGCGGAGGGCGGCGCGCTTGCCCTGACGGTGACTAAGGCCACTTTTGAGGCTTATGCCTGTTATGAGAAGATGAGTGTGGAGACGGCGGAGAACGCCGCCCGCGCCCTGGGCGAGTTTATCGCCACCAGAAGAGAGGCCTGGGAGAATGCCGCGGAAAGTAAAAAGAATGAGATTGAGGATTTGCTCCGGCCCGTGCTGGAGGCCGCCGGGAGAACGGATGACCAGGCCATGGCTACCCACCGGAAACAGGCCCGCCTGAAAACGCTGCCGTCCGGCCCCATGTCCCTGACCGGTTATTTGCTCAATTTCAGCCAGTATATGCAGGGGTTGCAGTCTGTGCCCGCGTTCAGGGGGATTGCCAAAAAGTTTGAACGCCGGGCGGCCCGGTTTGCGGTGCAGAAGCAGGCTTGCGAGAAAGATACGCTGGCGTTCGTGAAGAAGGCCGCAGGACGCATTCTCCAGACCGAGGATGAATACGAGATAGCGGATTGGATTTACGAGCAGCGCGGGGGCCTGGATACAGGCCTGACCATTACGGAACAGGAACCGGATTGGCAGGGGAAGGCCCGCGAGGAGTATCGCGCGGGCGTCCTGAATTTGATCCGCCGTAAAGTCCGCAAGCGTGGCGCGGCCAGGACCCTCGCCCATGTCGCCTTTTTGATGAAGGATATGGACGCGGAGCTGAAAGCGGAGATCGAACGCGTCTGGCCGGATGCGCGGGATGAAGTGTGGAGCGAGAAGGATGCCGCCGTGTTTACGGAGAAGGAGCTTGACCGTTACGGAAGCCAGAAGAAGTACGTTGAGGAACACGCCGCGAGAGCCCGAAAGGCCAGCAAGTGGGGCAAGGGGAAGAGTCCGTATCAGGCCCAGTCTTACAAGCTTGACCATATCAGCCGGATGGAGGCCGCTTATATTATCCTGCTTTCCCAGCAGGAGGATTATCAGGAGATGCTGCGCCTGAAAGGGTTTACGCAGGACGTACTGGAAGCCCTGGAGCAGTTTGCCGGGAGCGAGGTGATGGAGTTTTCCCGCGCCCTCCGGGAGAAGCTGAACGAGCGCGGGCAGGAGGTGAAGGAGGTGACCGAGAGCCGTTACGGCGCCCCTTTCCCGATGATAGAGAATTATTTCCGCGCGTTTTTCGACGTGGGCATTGAGGCGATTGACCAGTCTATCATGGACGCGGCTTCTTATGGGGACGCGGCCACGGGCGGGAAGTTCGGGCTTATCCACGCCCGGAAGAAACATCATGCCAGTCTTGATTTGAGTATTGACGTGCTGACGGCTTATTACGCCGCCATGAATGAACAGGATGTTTACCTGTATGGCTCGGAAATCAGCCGGGATATGCGCGCCCTTATTAATTACCGCGGCGAAAACGGGACGCGGGGCGCGCGCGTTCTGGAGAAGGTTATTGGACGGGACGCGCTTAATAAGCTGCTGGTCTGGTGCGATTCCTTCGACAAGGGGATGGCGGGGAACGTCCGCGGGTTTCTGGAGATGCAGAAGAGCCTGAACCGCATCAGTTCCGCGGCGGCCATTACCCTGCTGCCGGGCCGCGTGGGCACGTGGCTCAAGCAGTCCACCGCCCTGATTAACGCGGCTTTCAGCTCGGATGAGATTGATCCCCATGAATGGGCCGCCAGCATGGCCCGCATGGCGGCGGGCAAGCTGGCGCTTTCCCCGCGCGAGTTGATGAAGCGGGCCGCCCTGGACGCCAGAGACGCGACGGAGACGGCCGTCATCCGGGAGGCGATGAGCGCGGACGAGGCGGGCCGGGCCGCCTCCGGCGCATGGAAGAGGCTGAACGTGAAAGGGATGAACCTGCTGACCCAGACGGACGTCGGCCTGAATGCCGTGAGTTCCGCCATTCTTTATGACGCCGTTTACCGGAAGGAGATGAAGAGGAACCCCGGATTAAGCAGGGAGGAGGCGGACAGGCGCGCCATGATGGAGGTGGAGCTTTCCCTTTCCCGCAAGGCCCAGCCTATGACGCCCCAGCAGCGGTCCCTGGCGGCGCAGACGCGCTCCGTCTGGAATGTCGGCATGCTTTTCCTGGGGGGTGAGAGCATCAATACTTTTGCGGAGACTGTTGCCCTCTGGAAGCAGGGTGGGATGAAGAATAAGGCGAAGTCCGTCAGCATGTTTTACGCCCACGGCCTTCTGCTGGCGGCCATGAGCGCCATGCTTAATTTTTTCACGGATGATGAAAGACGCCGCAAACGCCGGGAATGGTGGCACATTTTTATTGACGCTCTCCAGGGGCCCCTGCAGGGGATCCCCTTCTGGGGCGCGCTGGCGGGCGGAGCGGTCCGCGGCATGTCTTCCCTGTGCGGCTACCGCTATTACGAGGCTACCACTTCCCTTGTTCCGTTCGCTTCCTGGGATAACCTGGAACGGGCCGGAAAAGATCTCGCCAAACTTTTTGACGGGAAGGATAAAGATTGGGTGGATTTTCCGCTGGCTTTCATGGGCGCCCTGCGCATGGCCGCTTTCGGCGCGGCCCTGGGCGGAGCTTCCACTCCTAAAGGGGCCAGGTTCAAAGCCGCCGCCTTTTCCGCCGCCGCTTTCGTCAACCTGACCGAGTTCCTTCTTCGCGCCATGAAAGGACTCCCTTTAAGATTGGATGGAAAGTGAGATTGATTTGAGCAACATCATTACTAATGATATTGCTCAAAATGGAGCAGACTTGGATAAGTGGGCTGGGAACCGGGAGCAGATAAATCCTTTAATCTAATAAATAGAAAAATGTTTTTCCGCCTGAAAAAAGACACATTCCATAGTTTAGTATTGCAAGCCATACAATGAATAGAAGCAAAGCAATGATAAAACAAGCCAGTGATTTTTCAGGATACTCTTCTTTGTAAAACTTAATTCCTTTTTTTATTGTGTTAGTAATATATTTAATAACATATAAAATAAATACTCCTAAACAGACAGATAGCCAAGCTGATTCAAACCAATCATAACTATTAGCATGCCCATGATAACCAAAAAAATAAAGAGCCATTAAAAAGAAAAACAATAATTCACCCAAGATAAAAAGAGTGATTTTTATTTTTTTTACATTAACCCTGTTACTCTCTGATTTTTTACTATTCAGAGATAAGTTTTTTCTGCCTGAATGCTCTCCCCAAAACAATTTTATGATGCCTCTTTGAATCAGAAAAGTAGGCAATAAGACAAGGAGCAAAACTCCCATGAAATCCAGAAAGGCAAGTGCTTGTATATCGTAACGAAACTGGTCAAAAAGAGAACCAGAGTGCATAGGGAGGGTTTCAAAGCCGGTCGCTATGTGAAAAATAGCCCAGAAAACACATACCAAAAGCCATGCAATAATAAAGAGTCCTGATGATGCGAAACAACCAGGTTTCTTTTTTTCTTCTGGAGTAGCAGAATCGTTCATAGACATGTCCGTACGCTATCCATTTTTTGGACAAAGAACAACAAAAAAGCCCCTGACCCGGAGGCCAAGGGCTGAACAGGAGCACTTTTCTGGCAGGATGCTACTGTACACGGCTGTAATGGCAATAAAAAACCGCCCGCGTTTCCCAACGTGGACGGCTAACGGAAAATAAAAAAAAGATGATTTACCTATAGCACATTTACCCGGTGCGTCAAGCTTTCTCCCACCTGTCCAGGGTTTCCACATAAATGCCGGAGATTTTGCCGCCGTCCATGGGTTCGATGTCTCCGAAGTCGGGATTAAGTGGATGTAATACGTATTCCATTTTTCCGGTTTCCGGATTTTTTTTGCGGCCGAGCTTTTTCAGAGTAACCCCTCGTTCGTCGTTGTATTCTACGATAGTTCCAACCTTGGGGATGGGAGGGATGGTGTGCTTGCGCATGACCACCAGAGAGCCGTCAGGAATGACAGGCTCCATAGATTTTCCCTCCACTTGTAAGACGTATTCCCACTTGCCAACAGGGCGTTCTGTTTTAATATGATAGGGTATGTTGTCACCCGGCGTCAATGCGCCAGCAGCGATATTGCCAATGACCGGGACAGGCTGATCCAAGAAAGATGCAGCTGGTAATGGTTCTACCGGGTTAATCTTCTGGATGTCGGAAATTTTCTCATCTTCGTACCTATTTTGTTTCAACTTGGTTGCTTTTAAAACATCTCTTACAAAATCCTCTAAAATATTTAGCACATAGTCATTTATATCTTTTTTCGCTGCCTCCGCTTTTTCTCGAAGCATAGCCTCAAATTGATCTGGGAGATTAAGGCTAATATCCTCATTCCCTTCCATAAGTTTTTCAATAAGAGCAAGTTTTGCTGCTGGAATTCCTCTATCTGTGGAGAGCCAAGAATTTACGGCAGATCTCTTGACGAAACATTTTTCAGCAAGCCAATCGCGAGTAAGCCCCGCCTTTTTCATCCATTTCTTCACATCTTCTTTTGTTGGCGTCATGCGTTGATTTTGTGATATTTCTCACATTTGTCAATTCTATTTGCAGACAGGTTTTGTGATTTTTTCACATTTAATCCTTGACTGAATGTGAAAAAAATCATACTTAAAAATCATCACCCAGCGAAATGGTATGAAACTAGATACAAAAAAGGCCCCAGAAGAAGTGAAGAGCTGGTTCCGGAGAACTGAAGAGATTACTGGAATGAGCAAATCAGCCATCGTTACAGGAATTGTTATGGACATCCTTACGAAGTCCAAACAGAACCTTCCCCGCCCGAAGAACCCCAAGAAGCCGGCGGCATGAATATGAACGAACACATTCAATACCTGGCAGATCATGCGGCATTTCTTTGCAGCTTGAGCCGTCTGTCCAACCAGACTGATGAGATGAAAAAACTCATGAAGAGCAGCGCAGAAGCCGCACTCAAGGCAGCCGGAACCATCCTGTCCATGATGGAGGATGAAGAAAGGAAGTCCAGCAACCTCGAACCCAAGAAGCCGGAAGCATGAACTCACCTCTCACTCAAAAGCCCTCTATCAAAGAGGAAGCGTCTTCCACTCGTAGTAATACGACAGCGGTAGATGCCAGCAGGGTTGTAGCCTCCAGAGATCAAGTCGGATTTTACGGCTTTGGCAATAACGATATCCGTGAATTCCGTGTTCCAGTTGAGGCTTTGCGCAACTTCCGATTTACTCCACGGTTCATGATTCAGAGCAAAAAGGAGGAGCTTCTCCTGCGCCTCTCCGAGCTGTTTTTCTTTCTGCGTCGCCTGGAGTTGTGTCTTGTTGATCTCTGCTTGAAGGATTCTGTTGACCTGAAGAAGCTTTCTGTTCTGGCGGATGATGTTACGGAACTCAAGGGTGTGGCGCGGGAAGCACTGGCTTATTTTCATGAAGCGGCGCAGTCGATTGAACCTCCTTTTCAACCAAGCGGCAATGATTTTTCTGAATCGGTAGATAAGAGCCAAGACGACTGTGGAAGCAACTGTGATGCAGATTCCTTCAATGATGTTGGACCAACTAATTCCTCCGAACATGGAGGAGAATGTATCTGATAATCCTAAATCTTTCAAACCTAACAATGATGATGAATACAAATACTGAATTACCGAAGAACGCGAAGCTGCTTACCGTGGAGGAAGCGAAGGAGCTAGTGAATAATAATTACCGCTATTATGTTAATGGTGATGGTCTGGTAAAAATACAATATTCCATCTCTCCGCAACCTCTACATGGAACGGAGTTTCTTGTAGTTGGAAGTGAAGAAGGCAAATGCCTTATCGTCCAAAGAAAGGAATTTTCAGCTGCGATAAAATCGCAGACAACTTGCGATCAATAGTTTCGGCCTGAGATTTGCTTGCTGTGTTTTTCTTTAATACATCAACATCTTTTTTCAGTTGAATGATTTTTCCATTTATATCTATAAGGGCCTCTTTGACAAATTGCTGAAATTGATATTCTTCCATATTCATAGCGGACTAATAATAATAAAATAAGACTATTTCACAATCATAAATGCTGCCAGGGGAATACGAAATCCATATTCATAGCACTCTATCCCTCAAAGCGAAAGCAGGTAGCACCAATTTCCAACAAATAACCAATGATGAACTGGACTGAATTTATAGTTGTGACGCTGCTTAACCTGGCAGGCTACCTGTCCGCGTTGATGCTTGGTATCAGCCTGGGAGAGAAACACATCATACGCCAGGTAAACAGAACCCTGGATCAGATGAGAAAGGAGCGGGCATGATTATCGAATACGACGACGAAGACCGGTGCATCCGGGTGGACGGTGAACCTATTTCCTACGGCGTCGCGGTTGGACTCCTGGAGCAGATAGAGCAGGCCATTGACGAGTGGGATTTTGACCACGCCCCCCAGTGCGACAACCCCGACGGACATTACGACGACTGAACTATGGAAGAAGATCTGATCGAAGAATTGAAGCTGCTCGGATGGTACGAGTTTTAACAATGAAAATATTATGACCTACCCTGAATCAGAGTTTTACGACTGCAAGACTTTGGCCCTGATGTACGATTCCGACCGGGATGTGATCAAGCGGACCGTCCATGAGTTGAAGGACAAGGGGCATGTGATCGAGATCCTGTACTGGGGCAAGCAGGGGAAGATGAAGGTGCACGGCAAGCAGTTCCGCCGGGCGTTGCTTCGAGAATATGGAGAAGGAGGAGTGAGCAAATGAATACCTTTTTCAAGTTCTTGGGGGCCTGCTCCTTTGGTCTTTCCGCTGCGTGCCTGTTCTGGCTGGCGGTGGAGCTGGATAACGCCGAGCTGCAGGCCGGCAAGAGCCCGCATTCCGGGTTTTGCCCGGAGTCTCCCACTCCCATGAAAGCTTTTGACGGCTTGGAAAAACCGTCCCGCCCCACGCGGATCGTGGAAAGCAATAACCAATAGAATACCAATACAATGGACAATACCGAAGAAAAGAATGCGCAGTCCTGCACGCCGGACGAAGCCTGCTGCTGCGATACTGTTGCATCCACAAAAGAAGAAATCAGCGCCGCGCTTGATAACCTTGTTGATTTGATTAAGCGTTACGATGGGCGCGCTATTTTTTCCGCCTTTTTGGAGGTCCCGGAAGAAAGAAAAACTCGGCACATATTAGAACCCTCCAGCTCCGTTTTTCAGTCTGAGAGAATGAATTTCAAAGTTTACGGGTGGACGAGCGCTTTCGGCTATCTTCTCAAAGCAGGCGAATGCTTTGAGGGCAATGTAAAAACTATGGGAGAAGGCGTCCGTTTGTTCCTTGAACAACAGCAAAAAACGAAAATGAAGGATCGGATGAATCCCATTGCCACCATGCTCGGAATCGCTGGATGCGAGTGCGAGGAATGCGAAGACTGATTCAGTTGGCCGGGGACGGCGGCAACCGAACCCCGGCCTGTTACGAATGCAACCTGTAAAATTACAATTAGTAACGATTTATGAATACACCAAGTGAAGCCACACGGCAAGAGAAAGTAATGGATCCCTCCAAGTCCACCGAGCTGGCTGTCAGCCTGGACAATCTGGCCCTGGAAGCCCAGCAGGCATTGAGCTGCAAGGGCAGCTTTGAAAAGGCCATCAACATGGGCATTGCCATGAACCGGCTGCGCGACGCCCTGACTCCCCCCATCATGGAATCCATCATGAAGCTGAAAGGCTCCCAGCTCGGCTTCCGCACGGACGAGTGCGCTGCGACACAATACAAAGAAGGCGTGACCTATGGCGTGGATGCGGTCAGGGAATGCCTGATTGTGGCCACCTGCATGGGCCTTTCTCCGGTAGGTAATCAGTGGAATATCCTTGCCGGGCGCACGTATGTGACCAAGGAAGGCATGACCTACCTGCTGAAGAACCTGGACGGCCTGACCAATTTGAAGATGGTTTACCATCCCGCCGAAATCAAAGAGTCTTCCACTTCCGGCATCAGCAAGAGCGGGAAGGAGTACCAGAAGATTGAGCGGGAAGGTTTGGTGAGGGTCGATATGAGCTGGGAGTTCAAGGGAGTCCCGGATTCCGAAACTCTTGAGTTCTGTATCCGTGTAAATAACGGCATGAGCCAGGATGCCATTATTGGCAAGGCCGAGCGGAAGGCCAAGGCATGGCTTTATTCCCACCTGACCGACACGATTATTTCCGACGGCGAAGTGGAAGACGGACGGGAAATGCGGAATGCTACTCCGGAAGCCGGAACGCAGAAGCCGAAGGCCGGCAATCCTCTTGCGGGCGCCGCTGTACCTCCGCCAGTGGCGGCGGCATCCAGGCAGGAAGAAAAGCCCCTTGAACCGGAAGTGGTTTCTTCGCCCACTCCTACTGATGATTTGAAGCTGGAGCCGGAATCTGCCGTGAGCGTGGCAGACCTGGAAAAACTGCTGCGAGACCACGGCGTGACGATGCCCCAGGTAGTGAATTTCTGCCGGGGCCGGCAGATTTATTACGTGCAGGGAGCCAGCCGGGAAGAGACGTTCCCGCCCAAGACGCTGGAGTGGCTGGTGGCGAATTTCAACCAGGTGGTTGCCTGGGTGGGGGCCTCCGGGAAGTAAGCATGCAGGATAGCAAGGATCTTTAGCTATGAATGTTTTAGATTTATCGGGCTTTGCGACTTTCGGCGAGGCTTGTGGCCGGGTGGATAATCCGCAGGCGTACCACGATTCCAAGAAGGGGATTCCTCACTGTGTCTCCAAGTCCATGCTGACGGATTTCGCCCGGAATCCCTATAAATGGAAGTATCGGCAGGATGAAGGGATTGAGAAGGTTTCCCAGGGGTTCCGGTTTGGTTCCCTGGTGGATTGTCTGGCCCTGACGCCGGATCAGTTCCAGAATCAGTATCTCGTAGAAGAGTGGCTGCCGGGGGTGAATAAGAACGGCTCCGTGTCCAAGACGAAGCAGGACGACGGGCAAGCAGCCCGCTGGGCGGCGTTTGCCGACCGTGGGGGAGCCGTGCTGACGCCAGAGGAGTACGCCGAAGCGCAGAAGGCCGTGGGGATTTTCAATAATTACCTGCGAACCGAACATGGGCTGGTGCTGGGGGATTCGTTTGATTCCCAGGTGGCGATGTATAAGACGCTGCTCATTGAGTACGCGCCGGACAAGCCTCCGGTTCCGATTACGATTACGGGGATGATTGACATTCTTCCTCACGATGAAGAGATGCCGATTATTGATATGAAGACGACTTCCACGCCCGTGGAGGATTCCGGCCTGATTGACCGGGATATGGCCCGCTACGGGTACGGCTGGCAGGCTGCCTTGTATTGCGATTTGTATGAAGCGATTTTCGGGATACGCCGGAATTTCATGTTTGTGTTCATGGAGTCGGCAGCTCCCTATTGCATTTCCGAGGTGCGGATGGATCAGGAGGCCCTGGAGCATTACCGGGGGCAGTATATGACCGCCCTGCGCCAGTACGCCGAGTGCGTGGCGACGGGGATTTATCCGGGGGCTGTGGCCTTGCCGCGGTATTTCCGCATTCCGCGCTGGGAACTTAAAAAGGGATGGGAAGGAGGTGCGGCATGATGACTACGCTGACCATTACTTTGCCCCACACGCCGCGGTGTTTGTCCCCCAATGCGAAGGCCCCTCTCACACAGAGGGGGGCCATTGTGGCCGGTTATAAGAAGACGGCTGCCAAGAGCCGCGCCCGGAATATAGCCTGGGGCAGGACTTGTGAAGCCCTGAATGGCCGGAGGATGCAACCGACGCATTACCGGGTGATCTGGTTTTTCAAGGGACCGAAGCCGGACGCGGATAATTGCCTGGCGCGCTGCAAGGCGTATCTGGACGGGGCCTGCAAGGCTATGGGCATTGACGACAGGACGCTGGATTGCGCCGGGATTGAGCGGATTCACGACCTGGGACGCGCCGGACAGGTGGAAATCGTGTTTGAAAGGAGGCTCGCATGAAACTGACGCCTGAACAGAAAGCTTTTTACGAATACGGAAAAGCAGTCGAAACTCTCGAAACCAGAATTGAAAGGATTCGCAATAACGCCCGAATACGATTTAAAATGGAATATCACGAGCTGCCACTCCAATTTCGCGGAGGCTTATGGGACGACTTTAAGTTGTACAATGTTATCGGTGACGTCCGCCGGAAGCGGGCCGCGTGCAGGGCGTGGGTGCCTTTAATCCATCGCGATTGCCACAACTGCGCTTACAAAAATATTAAAGCCGTGCCGGTTGTTTGTAACCCCTGCATCAACGAGGGATTTGCTGTCAACTGGGAGCCGAGAAAGGAGGGAGAGTGAATGAGCTACATCTTTTCGCGGGCGCTGGTGGAGGCATACTTGGAAGCGAGCTGCTCGGATTCCGCACCGTTTGCGCTGTCGAACTTGAACCCTATCCCGCAAGCGTACTGCTCGCCCGACAGAATGACGGCTTACTCCCGCCTTTCCCGGTTTGGGATGACGTACGAACCTTTGACGGACGACCGTGGCGCGGCCTTGTTGACGTGGTATCTGGAGGCTTCCCGTGCCAGGACATTTCAGCCGCAGGAAAAGGCGCCGGCATTGACGGCGCCCGCTCCGGCCTCTGGCGGGAAATGCACCGAATTATCAATGAAGTACGACCGGAATTCGCATTCCTGGAAAACTCACCTCTGCTTGTGGGAAGAGGACTTGCCAGAATCCTCGGTGACCTTGCCCGCATCGGGTATGATGCTGCATGGTGTGTGCTGGGAGCTGACGCCGTTGGATTACCCCATCGCCGCGCCAGATTATGGCTTCTTGCCCACCATGCGTGCATGTATCGCCAAATATGGACTGTGTTGGAAGAGAGCGGAGGAAGGCAAACCAAAAGGGAATTTGGAAGATTACCTGGCATATCTCTATGTCAGGAGCGGTGGGAAGCGAGTCAGGGGGATGTGTGTGTCAGCGTCTTTCGCCGCCCTGATGATGGGGTGGCCCCAGAAGTGGACGAGCTTAAAGCCCTTGGCAACGGGCAAGTTCCTGCAGTGGCGGCAACTGCATTCCGGGTTTTGCTTGGCAGATTCCAAGAAGGAAAGGAGGGGGAATGAAAGCCATTCTTGACGCCTGCTGCGGCTCCCGCATGTTCTGGTTTGACCGCCGCCATCCTGACGTGGTGTTCATGGACCGCCGGGAGGAAACGCACATGCTTTGCGACGGGCGAACCCTGGAAATCAAGCCGGACGTCGTCGGGGACTTCCGGAAGATGCCTTTCAACGACGGGGCGTTTCGCCTTGTGGTATTCGACCCTCCGCACTTGATTCACGCTGGGGAATCATCCTGGCTGGCCAAGAAGTACGGAAAACTGGACCAGAAAACCTGGAGGGAGGATTTGAAATCCGGCTTCCGGGAGTGTTTCCGGGTTTTGGAACCGGGCGGCATTCTGGTGTTCAAGTGGTGCGAGGATCAGGTTTCAACCGCGGAAGTTCTGAAACTGGCCAGCCATGAACCTTTGTTCGGACACCGCCGCGGGAAGACCGTCTTCCTGGTCTTTATGAAATCTACAACCCCCAACTGACGCTTTTTTGATATGCCAACACGATTGATCAGAGATGCTATTTTGACATCAGGGCGCGTCGCCTCTCTTTCGTGGGAGGCCGAGGTGTTCTACCGACGCCTGATGTCTGTGGCAGACGATTACGGCCTTTATGACGCTAGGACGCCCATTCTCCGTTCTGCGTTGTATCCTCTCCAACTCGACAAGATGAGCGAGTGCAATATTCAACGCTGCCTCTCCGCGTGTGAGGCCGCGGGGCTTATTCTGCTTTATTCTCACAATGAGAAGCCATACTTGATGATTCTGGGGTTCGACCAGCAGGGGAAGTCCATGCCCAAATGGCCGCTTCCGAACGGTTACGAAGTGCTGAAAGTTTCCGACAAGAAATACGAACTGCGGAAATTCGTAACAGGTCGTAACGATTCGCCTCAACCCGTTACTTATGCGAATGCGTATTCGGAGACGGAGACGGAGACGAAGACGGATGCGAATGCGAAGAAATTACCTGTAAGCCGAGGCATAGAGCAGTTCCCGCGGGACGCGGAGGATGTGCGGCTTTTCATGGCGGCCCAGCTTATGGCTCCCAAGGGAGACGAGTTGAAACGGTGCGCAGAGTCGTTTTTTGATGATTTCAGCGCCCGTGGCTGGCGGGACAGCAAGGGGATTCCTCTTGCCGATTGGAAGCCGGCAGCCCGGAAGTATGCCCGTTCCTGGGTCACGAATAATGCGCAGCGGGGACATCAAGGTTCGTCTGGGCGGAATGACGCCAATGCGGGAAGGAGGTACGAATGATGGATGATATTCAACGTTTGGCCGGGCAGGTTTCCGTGATGCCTTCCCAGGACGGGATTGTCCGCAGTTACAAGCCGGTACGGTACGATATGGGCGGGTTTGACGAGTCCGTTCACCCGGAGGTGCAGGCCATGCACCGGGAAGTGCAGTGGTTTATTAACGATATCGTTAATAAGGTTCGTCCGCGCCGCTGGCTGTCCCTGCTGGGGGCTTCCGGGGTGGGCAAGACGCATCTGGCGGAGGCTGCCAGGGATGCGCTGACTAAATCACGCCCCACGTTGCCCATTCAGCTTTGGAAGTGGCAGAAGGTGGTTTCCATGCTTCGTTCCGGGGATTGGGCGTTTATTGAATATTTGGTTAAAGAGGTGTACGTGCTGATTCTGGATGATATTGGCGCGGAGAATACTTCCCCCGCTATTCTTTCCGCCCTGAACCGTGTTGTCGATGGGCGGCTGGGGAAATGGACGATGCTCACGTCTAACCTGCTGCCGGAGCATATCGGGGAACATCTGGATGCCCGGATTGCCTCACGACTCTACCGCGGCAATAACGTGGTGTGCCGGGTCAAGGATGCGCCGGATTATTGTTTTGAACGGTATATGAGAAGGGAGGAAGGGAGATGAAGCAGGAATATAAGAATCTATTGAGGAACATTATACACCGGAAGGTGAGTCCGTCGCAGCTGCTTATTCTGATGGAAATCCGAGACCATCCGGGCAGGATGTCGCGGGAGATTGCCACCCGTTGCCATTTGGATCCCAGCAATGTGTCTCACCGGCTGGATTATCTGGTGCAGGCCGGCGACGTGATCAGAACCGGCACACGGCCTTGCGTGTTTTATATCAGCAGGCAGGGGCGTGATTTTTTAGAGAGCCTTGAGGATTCAAAGCCAACAGGTTGATTGTTCCGGGCAAGAAGTATTGATTCTCACCAAATTGACGTGCTGAAAACCAGGAGGGTAAAATATTGGTATGGGCAGAAAGGAAAGCACAAGCAAGGTCACAGAGAAGAAGAAGGAGTTTGCGCGGCTCCTGGTGGAGGTTAAAATGTCCAAAGCCGACGCTTATCGCAAAGCGTACAAACGCAAGGATTTAAGTAATGATGCGGCAAACAAGGCGGCTTATAGGTTGTCCAAAGATGATGTTGTTTTGCGAATGATTGACGAATTGAATAAGCAACTGGATAAGTCTGCTGTGCTGACCAGGCAGCAGCGCATGGAATGGTTGTCCCGCGTAGTGACAACTCCCATCGGCAATGTTGATAGCGCATCCGATCTCTGTCAGGAGGTTTCCATGGATGAAACCGGAGCGAAATTTAAGATGCCCTCAAAAATCGCCGCTATTGCCGAGCTTAACAAGATGGATGGCGCATACACTCCTCAGAAGATGGAAGTGGATGCAGGAGAGAATTTTATAACCCTGCTGTCCTCCCTGCCTTTTGAGCCTCCCGTGAAGCAGGGATAAAAACGTTGATTCTCGCCAACTTGCATTTCCCGTGTTTTGTGGCTCATGATTGAGCCATGTTAAATTTTCTGGGAATGACGCGCCATTTGTCCACGACGGCAGGCTATGCCAAGCGCATAGGCTGGCTTTTGTTCGAGGATGTAACGCAATCTCCGTTCCCGTTAACAGGAGTTTCTTTCACCGGTGTGGTGAAGACGGAACAGGGAGACTTGCCCGTTGTTATTGAACACGGCGAGCAAGAACATTGTTTGGAGCTTACTTTTCCTGCCCTGCCTGTTGGCCGCTGGCCGTATGCCATTCATGCACAGGATGAGTCCGGAGAGGATTTGAGGCTGTTTTCCGGTTATATTGGGGCCGTGGATTCTGTGGCTCCTGTTGAGTCGTCCACGGTGTACGATATTCCTGCAATGGGTATTACGATACCTGTTGAGGCAAGTAAGACGATCAAGGCCCAGTGGCTTTCCAACACGGCCTCCATTATCGCGGCCCAACAGGCGCAACAGAATGCCAACACATCCTCCACCAATGCGGAAACGGCGAGCCAGGCAGCCAAGACGGCAACGGACGCGGCAGCCACCGCTGCTGCACGGGCCGAAGAGGCGGAAGGCTATGCAGGGTCTGCCTGGGCCTCCAAAAGTGCTGCCGCCGATTCTGCAGCCGCAGCCGACACATCCGCAACCAACGCGGACCGTGACGCCAAGAGTGCCCATGACGCTAAAACGGCTGTGGAGTCGCTGGCCGCCACCTGGCCGGAAACGGTCAACAACGGGAAGCAACAGATTATTGAAGCCAGGAATGAGGCTGTTACTGCCATTCAGGATAAGCAAGCCGATTCCGTGCTTGCCGTAGGTCGTGCCTCACAGACCGCGCAGCAGAATATAGCCAGCGCGCAGGCGGACGCCGTTTCCGCCGTTCAGGAGGCGGAGGAGGAAGCGCAAGGGACGATCACGCCACTTGTCCAGCGCGCCGAAACCGCTAAAGAGGCTATAGATCAGGCGGAGGGGCGCATCAATACGGCCGCGACGAATGCCGCAACCTCCGCCACCAATGCGGCCAACTCTGCAACAGCGGCGGCTAATGCTCTGGCGGCCATACCGCAGGTGGATGATGCAGGCAACATGACGCTGGCCGGCAATATCACCGTCGCGGGAGGCACGTTTGACGGGACCGTCAACGCCAACGGCGGCATCAACATCCCGCTGGCCGTGGGGGCGCCGACCAATGAATCCGGCGTCAACCGCCTGTACGCCGCCGGGCAGGCCGCCGTGACGGACGCTTTTTCCGTCAGGTGTTATCCGCTCCCGGCGAATTGCTCGTCTTCCAACGGGACGGTTTTCAAAACAGACAAGGAACCCAATTCCCT